ACTGAGAACTTCTTTATCGTTTCTATATGCGAAAAATGAAATATCTTCTGCTTCAAGGTCATCCCAAATTGGATGAATTCTAGAGGTCATAAGTTTCTTAACTTTAGTGATACCCTTTTCTGGCTTATCGTTATCAAAGCAGTTTTCTAAAGCAATCTCACCATCAATCATAAACTCTCTAAACCAGATATCAACTGTTTCATCAGCCTTCATTGTCTCATACATTAAGTGAACAAACTCTGCTTTAATGGTTTTTCTAGCATGTTCATTATCTTTAATAGCTTGATTGGTAATCTCAAGTTTGCAGAATTCTGTTCCTACCTTATCAAAATTAATTGCTTCATCAACGTATTCATCAATGGCGAAAGCAATCTCTGGGAACTTAGCCATCTCACGATAAATCTCAAGTCTCTGTTGTTTACTTGCTTCGCTCTGATAAATGTACTTGGAATAAACATTCATCATTCCACTGAAGTCACCAATACCAGCAAAGTCTTGAAGATCAGATATACCGACCTTTTCGGTCTTGCCTTCTTTCTCCTTCTCCTTGCCTTCTAAGGCACTAAAGATACCTTGACGAACTTTGAATAGTCTTTCTTTTTCCTCTGGTGAGAGGGCATCTTCCCTCTTACGTTTACCGAAGTTTTTACCAAAATTAAAGTAATCTCTTAAAGCCATGTTATTTCCTCTTTTATATCATTATATCATAATGATGTTATTTAAATCTCTTATCGTTTGACTCGTCATTTAAAGAACTCATTCTTGCTATTATCTCTTTCAAATCAACTACTTTTTTAAGGTTTCTAATGTTCTTGATATCATAGAAAGTTCTAAATTCTTTAAAGTGAGCTATTTTTGCATTTGGGGGGACTTCTGGTAAGAATGCTTTCTCAAAACGGTTATATGCTGATAATGTTGGGTTTTTGAAATTGTCTCTTAAAAATACAGTTTCTTCATTAAATAACACATTAAAGTTTTTTTCTAATCCAAAACTAATTATTTCGTCCGTATTTCCCGCCATTAATGCTTTACTAATATAATCTTTTATAAAACTCATGCCCTCTGATTTTGATACTTTTCTATTATCAAACTTTGATAATGGTTCAAGGAAGTAGTTTTTAAGTTCTATAATTGCTAACTTTTTTAGACTTGAGTTTTTAGCATCACCATAAAGGAATATTCCAAAGTGATATAACAAAGTTTCTCTTTTTTGTTTATCTGTCATTTTTGCAACAGATTGTCTGTTTGGTATATCTGCTTTCCCAGAAAAAGTATGGAATGCCACAAACTCACCCAAACTCAATGTCACCGTGGGTTTATCACTAAGTAGTCCAAAAGTATCTTTATTAAGCGATCTTAAAGGAAAGGTGACTTCAAAATATTTAGTGCGAATGTCCCCTTCCTTATCGACAGACTTTGCTCCCGATGTGTTTGGTACAATTTTACTGGGATTTATCTCAGGCATAACCACTATTTATAAATAATTTAATTCCCGCATAATTTGTCTTTCCCATATAAATACATTATACTGGGAGATAAGTATTATGAAATGTGTCTTCTGCAATAAAGAAGTTGATAACATTAGGAAATTATCTAAACATTTAAGAGATAATCATAAAAGTTTAAGTATCCGAGAATATTACGATACTTATTTGAAAAAAGAAAGCGAAGGTAAATGTGTTGTCTGTAACTCACCTACGAGGTTTGTGAGTTTAGGGGCTGGATACAATAATACATGTTCGTGTAAATGTGCTTGTACTTACAGTAGAAATAAACTAAAAAACGATAAAGAAAAATATACAAAATTTATAAAAAAAGTTAAAGATAACCAAACGAGAATCTGGAAAGTTAGAGAAGAAAACGGAGAAATGGATAGTATAGTAAATAAAATGAAGAATTCTAGTTTAGAATATTATGCTACATTAACAAACGAAGAAAAAAAGGAAAAATGTGGTTGGTTAAATAAATATCATGGAAAAGAGCGAGAAGAAAAAATAAGGAAGTTGTTAATAAGTTCTCTTATTCCTTTCTATGAAAACTTATCTAAAGAAGATCACGAAAGACTTATTGCAAAACGACTTAGATCAAAAGAAGAAATGGGTAGCATTAGGCCACAACAAGAAAAATCTAATTTTGAAATTTTTGAACAAAAAACAAGAAATCTTTCAAATAAAACATATAATTTGTATAAGTCGGAAATAGACCCAAATAATTTAAGAGGTAAAATATATCATCTTGATCATAAAGTGTCTATTATTTTTGGTTTTATCAACGGTATATCCGAAGAAATTCTTTCATCAAAAGAAAATCTAGAAATAATCCCAGCAAAAGAAAATATGAAAAAACACGGTAAATGCTCAATTACATTAGAGGAATTGATAAATGATAAATTACACGAAGAATGACAAATATCACCAAGGCTTCTTTGTACCAAAAAATAGAGAGAAATATAAAGGGGTTAGGCTTCCTTGGGCAAGGTCTTCTTGGGAGCGTATCTTCATGGAGTTTCTTGATGGGAATAAAAATGTTCTTGAGTGGATTAGCGAGAAACCAGAAGTTCCTTATATTAATCCATTAACTGGCACTAAATGGAATTACCATCCCGACTTTGTGGTAAAAGTGAAGGATGGTAATGCTACCAGGATAGAAATGATTGAATTAAAACCAAAACACGAAGCTGGGCCACCTGTTCCATCACCCAAGAAACGTAAGAAAACCTTATTAGAGCAACAAGAACGATGGGTTCTAAACTCCGCTAAATGGGAGGCAGCTAGAGCCTATTGCAAGGCACATAAATGGAACTTTAAGGTTCTATATATGGAAGATAAGGTATTTAAAGAGGTTGTACAAGCTGGTTATAGAGTAACTTGACTCTCTTGTTGAACTAACTTGTTGAGGATTCTTCTAACAGAAGAAATGTTATCAAATAAATCTCTTAAACTGTTATCACGAATATAAGTAGTTAAAAGTTTGGTATCAGCCATCTTATAGTCATCAATAAGATTTTCAAGACTCATTAATAGATCCTCTGGTGTATTTTCAAGGTCAATGAGTTCCGTGTTTCTATCGTAATTTCGCTTGATTTCCTTGGGGTTTCCATCTGCATCTTTTTCTTCAAGAAGTTTATAAATCTCCCCACTATCAATTAAATCTTCTGCGGTGGCTGGACCACACCTTGCTCTAACCGCTGGGATGTTATCTGACTTATCTCCAGTTAAAATTTTGGTTTCAAGGAATCTCTTGGGACTATCGCATTCCATTTTCTTACCAGATAATGCATTGATAACCGTAACATTTTTATATTTTAAAAGTTGGAGATAGTCACTATCATTGGTGATAATAGTATTAGTGTCATTGGAGAATCTTCTAACAAGGTGAGCAGCAATATCATCTGCTTCTAGTTTATCGTGTCTTAAAGAAACGAATGGGATATAGATTCTTAACTCATCATAGAAGGAATTAACGAAATCAAAAAACTCTTGCCAGTTTACATCTTGTTTCTCTCTAAGCTCCGCTCGATGTGCTTTATAGAAGTTATATTTTTGCTTTCTCCAGTTTGAACCTTGGCAATCAAAACAGATATATACCTTATCTGGATTGAATTTTTCAACGGTAAAAATGAGGTTTCTTAATAGTTTGCTTCGGAGTATATTCATACCGAGCATCTTAACATCATTTAAATCTGAAAACAACCATCTATAAGCTAATGGGCTTATGTCAAATATTAAATTCTTCATATAAGGGATATTCCTTAATGATATTATAATGCCAAAAAAAATAAGGTCAACCATAAATGGCTGACCTTATTAAAATTATATATTTTGAACTAATTACTTATTGAGGCCCTTGTTACCTTGGTTAAGCTCTGAATCAAGTGGGAGGCCGAGGGCACCACGAACTTTAGCACGGAACTCACCGAGAAACTCTTTTGGAGCATCGGTTGAACCTTCCTTACGGCCAACGGGCTTTGCACCTTCAACTGCTGATTTGGTGCCAATACTCTTGTCGCCTTCACCAACTTCCTTGACACCAGCTTTTGCGCCAGCTTCACGGTTGACTGACTTGGTGTTACCCATGTCGCCATTCTTTGCCTCAAATGCCTTTGGAGCATCTTTGACACCATCGCCAGCGGTAACTGGCTTAACGGTTGCACCACCTGATGGTTTACTACAGCCACCATCCTCGTCAGGTCCAACTTTCTTGGAACTGTTAGATGCGCCCTTCATTTCCTCTTCTTTGAGAGTTTTTCTTTCTGCTACTAAGTCTGCGAGTGTTTTAGCCATGGTTGTTTCCTTTATTAAATGCCTTTGTTGCCTTGATTTTTGTCGGAGTCGAGGGGAAGTCCCAATGCTCCACGGAGTCTGTTCTTGTATTCCCCGATTGTCTCAAACTTCTTAGGTGCTCCCTTTGCACCTTCGTCGCCCTTGTCATTTGCGGCTTTACCAACAGTCTCTTTGTTGCCGTCAAACTTCTCTGGAGCCTTTTTAGCACCTTCGTCCCTCTTGTTTTCAGCAGGGGTGTCTATCTTCTTGTCGGCAGCTTTAAATTCCTTGGGAGCTTCTTTAGCTCCTTGGTCATTCTTGGATTCTGGTTTTTTGGTGCCATACTCAGATTCTTCAATCTTCTTGTAGGCTTCCATTAATTCTTTATCATTAAGCATGGGGTATTCTCCAGTTTATAAACTATATTTATAATGAATCCGTTTCAATTTTTACATCTGAGTTTGAAAGAAGCTCAATCTCTCTCTTCTTATGGTTTTCATCCCTGGTCTTTTGCCAATCTGATGGGAAATAGAAGGAAATATATTTCTTAACAAACTGGTCTAAATCAAGGATTAAAGTCCCTTTATAAACTATATAGTTGTTAGGATATACAATTCTTGGAGCATCTTCCGCTACTTTTTGGTCTAACTGGTTAAGAAGTGAGTGAAATCTATCAAAGTCAATGACAGCAAAGTTCTTTCTCTTTGAAGTCATGTTGAATATGATAAGCCAATCCTTCTTGGCGGTTCTTGCCTCATCCTTGGCTTGCTTAAGCCAATCGTCAAGATCCCTGTCACCAATTGAAAGTAAATTATGCAACTTAGGGGAATCATTGTAATTCTTGCATTCCACAATAAATGGGAACCAAGTTGGTGTGATTATATCCCCCGTAAGTTGACTCTGAGCATTTTCATTGACGAAATAATTTCTGAATTTGTTTTTACCACCCACGAAACCCCCTGAGAGCGGTACTCTTCTGAATTCATCATCAAAAGCGGAACCAAACATTTTACAGACTTGTAGCTCCCATCGATTTCCCTTTTTCTTGCTATTGATCTTTTTTTTACCAAGTTCAAAAGGAGCTTCTGGAATGTCATCTAAGTCAAGATTATTCATATTATTCCTCAATTACATTTAATTAATATTAAATGCTTTATATATTATATCAAATAAGCCGAAACTTTATAAGTCCTTTAGCTTCTCTTCCATTTGACCCCAAGCATTACTCATCTGTGTAGCTTGTGCAATATGGTCATTAACTGGTTCATCTTCTGGTGGAGCTTGAACAGCTAAAAGAGAATCTGGTGAGTATCCATAGGACTGATCAATGCCTTCTGGATCACCATCGGAGAGGATAGCATCACTAAGAATAGCAGAAAGCTCTGTTGAAGCATTACCAAACTTATCGGTTAATGCATTTAAAGCAAAGTCTCTGTTGGTTCTGTGAAGATCGTTATTCTTGACAAAGTTGTAGATGGTTGATCTATCAGCAACTTGTGGAACTGGGTTCTGCTCCATTGGGAGAGGCATTGAAAGTCCACCTATTTGACCCATTGGGGCAATTCCAAAGCTACCCATTGGACCGCTGGCACCAGCATCAGCACGACCACCCATGGTGCAAACACCACCAACACAACCTTCATCAAGTTGCTTTAATTGTGCTTCCATCTTCTTCCAATCACTTGCGGCTTCCTTAAGTTCATCGCGTTCCCTAGCAGCCATCTTATCAATAAGTGTATCTGCTGTAGCATCAATGTTATCGGTAGCAACTTCGTTTGATTCATCTGCGGCTTTTTGGAGTTCCTTGGTCAACTTTTCGAGCTTCTTGATTCTCTCTTTAGCTGCGGATAACTCATCATCTTCTTCCTCTTTGTCTTTAGCATCTGGGTCTTTTGGACCGACTGCCTGGTTTTGAAGAGTTGAGTTTTGGGTGAAAGGAATCTTCTTCTTAACACCATCACCACCAGCATAAGTGCCTTCAGCCATTGGTGCAATAACTGGTGATTTTGCTGCATTCTTTGCTGCTATCTCTTTTTGTTTAGCGGCAGACATGGTTGCTTTGGCTTCGGCTTTTGCTGCCTCTGCATCGGCGGTAGCTGCTTTAACTTTCTTGTTAATCGCATTCTTCTGGTCGGTTTCAGCAGTTCCTTCCTTAAGTTTCTTCTCTTGTGCTTCGTGGAATTGTTTGAATGACATGATATTCTCCGTTTTGGGCATTTTTTTAACTTGTGCATCAAATTTTGATTTGTTGCTTTCAACCTCAGAAACAACATAATCTTGTATTAGTTTAAATATTTCATCGTAATGAATTTTTTCTATTTTCATCTTATCTTCTTTTATATTCATTACTATATCAAAAAGAATTGTCTGTGTAGATATATCTTTATTTACTTTTTTTAAATACATATCAATATAGAAACTCCAACGCCAATATGCATATAACTCTTCTCTTGCTTTAATATCCTTGAGGTACTTTAAAACATCATCAATTTTATTGGTACTTGAAAATTTCTTGAATGTTAGATGTTCTTTTTGTTTCTGTGCAT